TATTAGAGATAGAATTAATAAGGTTGTCAAAAAAAGAGAAATGTTTAGACCTTTTGCTCCATCTGTGACACAGGAAGATTATAAAAAATATTTTAATTCAGAAGAAGATGTTCCTTATATGAATCAGGTTGTTCAAGTTATTTCGGAAACACCTATTCCATCGGTAACTCACGTTGATAATTCGGCAAGAATACAAACTCTCAAAAGAGAAGATAATCCACTTTATTATGATTTATTAAAAGAGTTTGAAAAATTAACAGGAACACCAATTTTATTGAACACATCATTTAATTTAAAAGACCACACAATGACAAATGACCCACAAAAAGCGATTTGGACATTTAATAATTCCGATATGGATTATCTGGTTTTGGGTAAGTTTTTAATAAGTAAATAATTATTAGTAGGTAAAATAAAAATATGGCAAACGAATTTCAACTATTTGATGGTAAAAATTTATCATCATTATTTAAAGATATATACGAAAACCAACAAAACAAAAAGAAAAACATTTCGGACTTAATTGAGTCTTTAAGAAAGTTAATTAGAAATGTTGGTGAAGCAACTGTAATTGCACCAATTATAAAAGATTTAATTGAGGTATCGGTAAAGAATGATGACCACCTAATTAAACTTGCAACTATTGCACAAAGACTTGCTGCAGCTGAAGCTAAAGGTATTGGTGAAGATGGTTGGTTAAGTGAAGCTGAAAAAGAACAATTACTTGCAGATATGGAAGATACTATAAATGCAGTAGAAGAAAAAAATAAAGAGAAATTAACTGATATTCAAATAGAAATTGAAGAAATTAAAACTAAACTATAATGATTGGTGAAACTTTTTTAGCAACAGTATATAAAGTTTATACTACATCTGATAAAGATTTAGATGTTGAAAACGATTTAGTACCCATATATAACGGTAATAAAGATTTTGGTGATAAAAAAGATACTAGATTTTTAGGTGCTATTGAATTTAGGAGAGAAAACTTTATTACATTAGAAGATTATGCATTTCCTTTTGATAAAAATAATATAACTTATCCAGTCATAGGTGAAACTGTTTTAATTATTAATATTGGAAATATACATTATTGGATGCCTTTTTCCATAACACAATATCCAAATTATAGAGAAGATTTAAAAGTATCGGAAGTTGGTAGAGAAAAAGAAGTTCCACAATCAAATACTTCAAATAAAAATAAAAAATATAATGAAGTAAAAATTACGAAAACTACCGGAGAACAAAAATTACTAAAAAAATCGGATACAAAAACTTATCCAATAAATGAAAAAATTAAATTCTTAAAACCAAGTAATGGTGATACTATTTTGAGTGGTAGAGTTGGTAATACTATTAGATTTAGTGAATTTCATTTAACAGATGATGGGAAAACGTCATCTCCATCTATATTCATTCGTAATAAACAAAATCCAGAATTGGATTTATTGCCAATAGGAACTTTGGTAGACGAAGATATAAATAAAGATGGTACATCAATTTATATTACATCAAATAAAGTTAAAGTTCCATTTAAAGAAAATATTAAAAAACAAAAAATAGCTTTTACTGATTATCCTAATTCAAAAGATTTTAGTGGTGACCAATTATTTGTAAATTCGGACAGAGTTGTATTATCTGCAAAATCAAAAGAATTTATTATATTCGGTAAAGGTAATACAGGTGTTATAACCGATGGTAATTATTCCATAGATGCAGAAAAAAATGTTTATATTAATTCAAATAAAAATATAACAATACATTCTTCAGGTGCAAATAAAGTATTTATCAATTCCGAAAATGGTAAAATTTATTTAGGAAAAGATACGGGAGAGGGTGGTGCAGGTGCCCCTGTTCAAAAAATGGTGATGGGTGGAGAATTGGTAGAAATACTAAAAGAATTAATAGATGCCATAAATAGTCAAATATATGCAACACCGGTAGGCCCAACCTTTCCGGGCCCATCTAATAGATTTGAATTTGATATGATAAAGTCAAAATTAAATTCTTTATTATCATCTAATAATTTCTTAAGTAAGTAATATGTCCTGGACAATATTCAGAGTCAATGTTTTAAGAGAAATGATGTCTGGTAGATTTTCTAAAGATACCGATGCATTTGCAGAATTTTACGCAAACGAATATGACCAATGTATAAAACGTAGTGGTGGTGATATGTTGTATGGTGTAAATGTGATAAATGGAAATGTAAAAGGAATGTCAGATGCAATTAAATTGGCACTTAAAAAAGGACAAGAAAGTGATGGTGAAAATTTTAACATTTTAGCCGAAATATATCCATCTGCATTTGATGCATATTGGTTGGGTGCAGAAATGTCACCTTTACCAAATCCAGTATTGAAACCATTGGGTTGGCAATCAACACCACCCGCTCCTGGAACAATTCAAAATATAGGACCTGACCCAATATCATTAGCTGCATCAAAAGCTGCTCATAAAGCGGAAATTGAAGTTTTGCAAAAATTAGAAGATGAATTAAAAAAAATCACCATTCCAATTCCGGCAAATCCACCTATACCAGAAATAACAATACCTGTATATGAAACTGCTATAAAAATCATAAACAATGAAAAAATACTTCCATCTGATAAAAAAAGTGAACAATTTTATAATGAATTAAAAAATTATTTTACAAGAGAAGATGCAACTGAAACTGATAGAGCTAAGTGGTACGCTTTTCAAAGATTAAATGAAGAATATGGATATGCACCTGTTGCAGTAAGAAATAAAACAATCGTAGGTAAACGTTCAATAACAAATCCGTTTAGTGGTAGATTGAATTTAGTAGCATCGGATAATCCAACATCAGGAGAAATAAGACCATTTGCAGAAAGATTATTAGACGAATATCTTATAGAATATGGACATTATATACAATTGAATCAAAAAGAAAGTCAATCTAAATTAGGTAAAACAATAGGATTTATAGGTGATATTGCAGGTGATTATGCAAATATGATTAAAAATTCAAAAGGTTTAAATTTAAAAGAAGCATATGATAAAAATTATACTACTCCAGGTACAACCGAATATGATGCACACAAAGTAATTCAACCAGAATTGCAGGCAAAATTTGATAAAAATGTACAAGATTATATAATTTCAAATATAAGAGAATTAACCACAGGCCAAAATCAAGCAGAATTGGATTCTATGATTAAAAATAATCCAATAATTAAAAACGCAATTGATATAATAAAAAAATTAAAAGAAGCAAAAAAGAAAAAACCATCGGTTGGAAAACAAATAAAAAAATCTATAAAATTTCCCTTTCCAGAATTACCTAAGAAAAAGAAGTTGATAGAAGATGCTCAAAATAAATTAATAGATGAAGCTGTAAAACAATTGGAAGAAACTATTGTAAAACCAATAGAAGAAATTATACTTACACCAATATATTCTGCAATAGAAACTGCAGTTGCAATTGCAGACAATATACCAAATCCAAAACCAACAAAAGAACAAATTAAAAAATATGTAAAAGATACAATAGATGGTATTGTTCCTGAAATTGAACTTCCTGGTATTTCTATTCCCAAAATTCCTACAAAAAAAGAATTAAAGGATATGATAAAACAAAAAACTCCAACAAAAGAAGAGTTAAAAGCTATGGCATATGATTTGATAAAAAATAAAATACCAAAAATACCAAATATATGGTTTACTCCACCTACACTTTTATTCAGTTATTCAACAAATGTTATGATTGAACCATTTATAACATTGGCAAAATTTCATTTGATGGGAACTAGTGGTACAATGACCGTTTTATCACAATACCCACCACCAGCTCCACCAGCTCCTGCTATTTTAAATTGGAATGGATATAGAGTTGTTGGATAAATTATTAAATCAAATATTTATTACTAAAACATATATAAACAATTATTATGAAATCAGAAATTTTATTAACTTTAATCAAAGAAGTTGTTAAAAATGAAGTTAAGCAACAGGTTAAAGAAGAATTAACCAAGCTTATCAAATCTGGTGCGGTTACATTAAACTCACAAAAGAAAACATCAACTCCATCATTGAGAGAGATGACAGAAGTTACTCCTACACCGGTTAGAAAACCACAACCCATTCAACAACAAAGACCTCAAGAAATAAAAGAATATACGAAGAATCCAGTATTGAATGAGGTATTGAGTATGACTCAACCATTTACAGCTGCACAAAGAGCCGAAAGTTCTATTCCGGGTGTAGGTGGTGGTAGTGTTTTGGATATGTTACAACCACAACAAACTATGGAAGAAGATTGGGAAACTATGGATTTTAGAGGAATCGATGCTCCTCAACAAATGCCTCAACAATTTCAATCAACAGGTGATTCTTTACAAGATGCAACATTAAAAGCATTGACTAGAGATTATAGTGCATTGACAAAAGTATTTGCACAACAGGAACAACAAAAGAAAAGTAGATAATGGCAATAGAGCTTGGTAGAATAAACGTTACCGATTTAACAGAAAATAATTATAAGGTAATTGGAATTGGAATAAATAGAAATTCCGATAATGCCGGTGTATTTCCTGTAAATTATACAACATTAAATCAAGCAAAAGATAGTCTTATAAATTTGATAATGACTAAAAAAGGAGAAAGAGCAATGCAACCAGAATTTGGTTGTGATATTTGGAATTTATTATTTGAACCTATAATAGAAGAAACAATTTCTAGCCAAATTGAAAATAGTATTATTAGTGCTGTTGAAATTTGGTTACCATATTTGAATATAGATAATATAATATTTGACTATGATGAAAATGATATAGATTCTAATAAAATTAATGTTGAGGTTAAATTTTCATTAAAATCAAACCCATCGTTAAGTGAATCAATTAATGTTAATATAAACAACTAAGAATAAATGGCAATCAAACCTATTAAAAAAAGTTGGGGTAGTGAAAAAAATATAAATTATGTTGGTAAAGATTTTAATTCTTTTAAACAAAATTTAATTGATTTTACTAAAACATACTTTCCAAATACATATTCCGATTTCAATGAAGCTTCACCTGGAATGGTTTTTATTGAACAAGCTGCTAGTATAGGAGATATTTTATCTTTTTATCAAGATGTTCAATTGAAAGAATCAATGTTATCACATGCAAGTGAGAGAAAAAATGTAATTGCATTGGCACAATCAATGGGATACAAACCAAAAGTTACATCACCGGCCGTAACAACATTAACTATTTATCAATTGGTACCATCAATAGGTACCGGTGCAAATATTAGACCAGATGAAAGTTATTGTTTAAGAATAAAAGACGGAATGGAAGTAACATCTACAACAAATACTGATATAGTTTTTAGAACAACTGATGTGGTTGATTTTTCTTTATCATATGATAGAGAAGTAGATGTATATGAAAGAGATATAAATGGCCAACCAACATTTTATTTATTAACTAAAAAAGTAAAGGCAATATCTGCAAGTGAAGTTACTATAACTAAAAATTTTGGTGAATCAACCGATTACCCAACGACAACATTGGGTGATACAAACATCATACAAATAACATCCATAGTAGATTCAAATAATAACAAATATTATGAAGTTCCTTATTTAGCTCAAGAAAGTATTTTTGTTGAAAAACCAAATACGGAATATAATAGTGATTTATATCAATATTCCGCATCCGTTCCATATGTTTTAGAAGTACAAAAAGTTCCTCGTAGATTTTCAGTAAAAGTAAATTCAGATAATACAATGGATTTACAATTTGGAAGTGGGGACATTTCATTGGATGATGAAATAATTTTACCAAATTCAAAAAATGTTGGACTAGGACTTGCCAATTCCGTTAATAGATTAAATCAGGGAATTGACCCATCAAATTTTTTAAAAACAAATACATTTGGAATTGCACCAAATAACGAAACATTGACTATAAAATATTTAGTGGGTGGTGGTGTTTCTTCGAATGTAAATGTAGGAGATTTAACTACAATATCTAAAATAGAATATGAAGAAGATTTGGTATCAATTGAAAACGAAGTAACATATAATACTATAAAACAATCAGTTGCAGTTGAAAATTTAGAATCAGCAACAGGTGGTAAAGGTAGTGAAACTATTGAAGAAATTAGACAAAATGCATTAGCAATGTTTGGTTCTCAAAATAGAGCAGTAACGAGACAAGACTACATAGTAAGAGCATTATCGATGCCAGAAAGATATGGTAGTGTTGCAAAAGTATATGTAAGTCCTGATGGGGAAATTGATAATAATTCTCCCGCATCTATTCTTGCTAATCCAAAAAACATAACTGAATTTACTAATTTGGTAGAATCTATTAAAGGTTTATCAAAACAAGACATTCAAAAAGAATTAGTTAAATATCTTACACAAAAGAAAACTACAATTGCAGAAGTTAATAACCCATTTGCAATCAATATGTATGTTTTGGGATATGACCAAAATAAAAAATTGACAAACTTAAATGAAGCAGTTAAACAAAATCTTAAAACATATTTGGGTGAATATAGAATGTTAACAGATGGTGTTAATATTATAAATGGATTTGTTGTAAATATAGGTGTTGATTTTGAAATTATAGTTTATTCAAACTACAATAAAAGAGAAGTTGTAACAAATTGTTTGACGGAATTACAAGAATACTTTAACATAGATAATTGGACTTTTAATAAACCAATAAACATTTCAGAAATAGAATTGATATTGGCAAACGTAGAGGGTGTAATGAGTGTACCATCAGTTAAAATTTCAAACCTATGTGGTGGTGATGGAAATTATTCAACAAACAGATATAACATAGAAGATGCAACTAAAGGTAAGATAGTATATCCATCTTTAGACCCATGTATCTTTGAAGTAAAATATCCAAACAAAGACATAAAAGGGAGGGCTTTATAATGCATAAATTTTTTACATCATCATACGATGCTAGTATTTACTTACAACAACCCGACCAAAATACTGGTAGGGATGAAATATTGGAAGTGGGTAAACTTTATTATGGTTCTACAAAAGATATATCTAGAACTTTATTAAAATTTGATACAGGTTCATTAAAAACAGATATACAATCAATTGGAACGGGTAGTTGGAAGGTTTATTTAAATCTTAAGTCTGCAAATTCCGAAGAGATTCCATTGGAATATACGATTTATGCAAATGCTGTTTCTCAAAGTTGGACAATGGGAACTGGTACTAAGTTTGATAATATATCAACCGATGGTGTTAGTTGGAAATATAGAAATGGAACCTCAACTTGGCAAGATAATGTTATTGGTGGAACAGCTGTATTTACATCAGGAACAACCGGTTCGGCAAATGCAGAGGGTGGTACTTGGTACATAACGGGTTCTGCAACTCAGTCTTACAATTACGAACCAGATGATGTTAGAATGGATGTGACAAATATTATCCATCAATGGGTTAGTGGTTCTTTACCAAACAATGGATTTATAGTAAGACATAGTTTGGATGTAGAAAATGATACATTGGATTATGGTGTATTAAAGTTTTTCTCAAAAGAAACAAATACAATATACGAACCAAAATTAGAATTAGTTTGGGATGATAGTTCTTTTATAACTGGAAGTTTAACTCCTGTGACTGGTTCAGCATCTGATGCATCATATAAAGTTATTTTACAAAATTTAAAGAAAGAATATCCTCAAAATCAAAAAGTAAAAATAAGAGTAAAAGGTAGAGATATGTATCCTTTAAAAACTTTTGGAACAACGTTTGCATATGACCAAACTAAATATCTTCCAAATGGTTCAACATATTATCAATTAGAAGATTATAAAACAGGAGAAATAATATTTCCATTTGGTGAATATACAAAAGTGAGTTGTGATTCTACTTCTAATTATTTTATAATGGATTTATCCACTTTACCAATTAACAGAACTTATGTTTTAAAGTTAAAAATTATTGAAAGTGGTATATCTACAATTATAGATGAAAAATTAACATTTGAAATAGTTTAATTGAATGACAAATTTAGAAGCAATATCAATAAAATTACAAGAAGAAAAAGATAAACAATTAGAAACAATCTTAAAGGTATCGGGTTCTGCTGTAATCAATAAAAATGAATATGGTTTGAATATTGTAGATAATTCAAATGCTGCATCATCTTTATTGTTTAAAAATTTAACTAAATCAAAATACGATAATGAAGAATTAGTTAAAGCGGTAGATGTTTCTGTCACAGAATTGGCACCAAATATTCCATCTGTAAATTTAGATTTAGTACCTAGACCGATATATAATGCAGAATTAAGTGCTAGTGCACAATTAAGACTTGAGAATGCTAGTTTAAAATTAACAATAAATGATTTAAATACAACTATAACAACTTTACAAGCTCAAGTTCAAACTGAAATAAATAATAGATTATCAATAGAACAAACAAATGATTTATTAGTTAATCAAATAGATACATTAAATACAACCATTGAAGATTTCTCAGGTCAAATTGCAACATCTCTACAAAAGTCAGTAGATGAAAGTATTTTAAGAGCTTCTTTACAATCTCAAAACGAAGGATTTAAAGCACAAATTGAGGCACTAATTAAACAAATAGACTCATTAAACTCAATAGTTGATGGTTTACAATCTCAATTAGGTGCAGTTCAAAATCAATCAACAATTGTAGAATCACTTAAAAATTCTGCATTAGCTGCAGGAGCTGAATTAATAAATAAAGTTGGGTTGGTTTCATTTAACGCAAAGGCAGAAGATGGACAACCAATTATATATTTAGCTGTAAATAATAAAACCGGTGATACGGAATTTAAATATGGTAGTTCTGTGTCAATAACAAATAATGATAAAGACCCAATAAGTGTTGAGATACTGCCTGCAGACTTCTTATACATTCCAAAAACAAAATTTACTATTAGTCCTGCACAAACAGAAAAAACGGAATTTAAATTGGGTGGTAATTTTAAATGGAGAGATTATTATAACAATCATAGTACGGATAAAAGTGGTCAAGTTGTTATAAAAATTGTTAGAAATGATGGAACCAGTGAATCAAAAACTTTTTCATCTAAATTGAATATACAACATACAAAATCATATCCTAGTTTTTAAATTTAATTAAATTATGAGTATTAAAAAATATACAAATATTGATGATATAAATAATAAAACATCCAATGAAGGACAATTCATTCAAAAAGATGATTTATTTATAGTTTCAAAAAATGAAATTGAAAAAGCAGATTTTGGTGTTGGTACATATGATGTGATGGAAGTATCGGTATACGATATTAATAATAATCTATTACCACATAAATCTGGTAAAAATATTGCATATATAAAAAAGGGTGATATTCAAAACTATCTTTATAATATAACAAATAAGGTTGGCCAAAGAGAACTTGCAATTAATATTGAAAAATTACTTAATTCTTTGGGTTTTACAAATGGTATTTTAAAAGTAAACATAAATTTTGTAAAAGAAAAAGTTGGTTCTGAAAACGAATTAACTAAAGTTTGGATACAAGAAATTTCACCATCTAGAAATGAAATAAGAGTTTTACCATTAAAAACAAAAGACGAAAATATAAATAAAATTACAAATAAACAATTTAAAAATTTAAAAAGTTTAAATAAAGATTTTTTATATTATAAAACTGCATTATTGGATTCATTAACTTCATTTGATAATACATTTTTAACTAAAATTGATTCTTATTTGGAAACAAAATATGGAAAAGATTTTTTTACATTATTGAAAAAAGATTTTGGATTAAATAGATTTGATTTATTAAGAACAAAAATATTTGAAGACTTTAAATTGTCGGTTTCACATTATTTAAATAATAATTACTATACAATTGGTGAATCCAATTTTGGTAAACCATCTGAAATGAGATTTGAAGATTTTGAAGTTTATGATTTCAATGTGATGTTATCTGAAATTCAAAAAATATTAAATAATTGTATCAATGTAAATTCCAAAGTATTAAAGAGAAGAAATGTTGAATTAAAACAATTACCAAAAGAATTTGAAGTGGCAGAGTTGAAAAAATTAATTCAAAATAATATTGAATCTTTTTCTACATTTACGGAAACTAAAAAAAATGTTTATAGACCGGATTTAGTTAATGTTTCGTTTGATACTAAAATTACAGAAACACCAATTATTAAACAACCAATCTTGGAACAAATTAAAGTAGACGAACCTATTCAATATACACCACCTGTATCAAATATTATAGAAACGGGCCCATCTGTAAATTATAATCAGGATATTGGATTGGAATTACCTAATACAAATAATGTAGAATGGTGGAGGGGTTCAACTGGTCCTGTTATAGATGAAGATAGAAAAAATTATAAGAATATTAAATAGAAATATTTATAAAAAAGAATAAATGGCTTTAAATAATCAAGATACATTTTTAGAATTCGGTGGTGGCCAAGGTGGGACAATAAAATTTAATTCTGTTGACACAAATGATGTTCAAATTAGTACCACACCTATTACACAAAATACAATTGCAGAACCAATTGTTGCTGATTATTTAATAAACTATGAAATAGTATTTGCATCTAATTTACAAAATGAAATTGGTGATAAATTAACATTAAAATATGAAATTGTTTCGGGAGATACAAATATCGTATCGGATAAACTAACTTTGTTAGATTATAATACGGATGCAAAACAAATATTAAAATCAAATTTAACAAATTCTACATTAAGATTTTATATAGAAGGAAATTTATCTTCTAATTATAAAATTTCAAAAATATTTTATGCAAATAGACAACTTGCAGAAAGAAATTCAACCGATGTTTCTAAATGGAATATCGGAAGTAATAGTTTTTCAGTTCCTGCAAGTGAATTATTAACAGGTGGATTTGCAATATCAGTAGTTGCTGAAAAGGAAATATTGGCACCAAAACCAATAACATCAATAACTACAACTAAATATGATTTCAATGTAAAAGATTCGGATAATGATACGTTGGTTAAAATACCATTCAATTCATCGGATTCTGATTTTGTTGATTTCTATATAAGTTCAGATAAAAAAATTAGAGTAGATGCTACTAAATCATTTGTTGAATTATCTTTTAAAAGTGATTTTTTAGGTGTATATGGTAGTAAAAAAATAATTGTAGTTCCTTATAGTAATTTATATGGAACTGGTGATAGAACGGATATTATTATAAACTTTAATAGTGTTAACGATTTTCCATCAATCACACAAATTACTTTTCCAAATAATATAGATGTTCCATCATTTTCGGACTTACAAATTGAGTATGATGTAGAATGGAATTCATTCGCAGTATCTTCAGTTGATGTTGATTTATTATTAAATGACAATACAAAAGTTTCTTTATTCAAATCACTAACACCAAATGGTAAGTTTAAAATAAATTTAAGAGACTTAGCTAATAAATTTCCAAAATGGAATGGTAGTGATAATGTAACTCTTACTTTTAAACCATATAATAGAAGTGGTTCAACGGAGTTAATTGGTAATTCATATGAAGTAAAAACTTCTTTGAATATACCTAGTATAAATTTGGATGAAGATATAATTAAAAAATCTTTATTTGATGCATTTGTTGCAAATATTAAGTTTGATGAACCGGAAAAAGAAAGTAAATACTTAACACATCTTGCAAATTTTGGTAATGATGAACAAATAATAATTTCATCTTGGGAAGAAGACAATTTTACTTTATCAGAAAAAACAACAGATGAATTAGGTAATACTAAAATAACTAAAGAGGTTGAATCTTTAATTTTAAAATTATACAATCCTCTTTCTGCAAATATAACAGAAAATTCAACACTTTGGATTACAAAACTATTAACGAATCCATTAGTTGAAACTGTTGTATTAACAGAACAATCTTCTTTATCATGTCCACCAATTAAAGGGCCAAATTTTGATATTGATATAGATTTTGTAAAAGGAAAATCAACAAATTTTGAATCAATAGATGATTTAATATTGAGTGCATCCGTTTCATCTTCCTCAAACTTAGTTTCAAAATATTTAAGTTCATCATTTACAGATAATACTGATTTAAATATTGATTACAATAGTGGTTCAATATATACCTGGGAAAATTTTGTCCACTTCAGTTCTGCAAAAGAAAGAGTTGATAATTTTGTATACAAAGTACAATTAATTGAATTATACGAAGGATTAATAGTTTCTGCATCTACAAATGATTCATATAACTCATCATTATCTTCTATACAAGAAAAAGAAAGACAAACATTAAAGAAAAATCAAATAATAAATGGATTTGACGGATTTGAAAATTTTTTATATGTATCTTCTTCTATGTCTTGGCCTTATAGTGGTGATATAAGAATTTCTTCAACAAATGCATCGGTAACAAATTGGTACAATAATATAATAGAATCTGCTACAAACTATGATTTGGAAAACCAAAACTATATAATAAATAATATTCCACAATATATTGTCAACAATGAAGATAATGATAATTTAATTTTATTCTTCACAATGGTTGGCCAACACTTTGATAATATTTATTTTTATACAAAATCTTTAGAAAAGAGTAGAAATTTAGGATATAAATCAAAAGATGGTATATCAAATAAAATTCTATTTGATATGTTGAAATCTTTTAGTTGGGATGCTAAAAATTTGGCAGCTGATTCTCAATTATGGAATTATGTATTTGGGATGGATTCGGATGGTAACGTTATACAATCTAATCCTGGAAAAGAAAGAACATATGAGGTTTGGAGAAGAATTATAAATAACTTACCTTATTTATTAAAGCATAAAGGTACAAGGAGAGGTGTTTATGCACTTTTAAGTTGTTATGGTATTCCATCATCAAATCTTTCAATTTTAGAATTTGGTGGACCAGAAGTTACTGCAACAAATAAAAGTAAATTTGAATTTGACAATATAACTACTGCTCTTAAAATGATTAGTGGTTCTAGAGTTGAAATGGAGTGGAAAAATACCGAAAAAGGTAGAAAACCAAATACAATAGAATTATTTGTTAAACCATCATCAAATTCAAATTATACTTTAATTAGTGGTAGCGGATGGAATGTTAGTTTAAGTGGTTCAAATGTTTCAAATTTTGGACAAGTTGTTTTTAATTATAGTGGTTCTACATCAATTTCAACAACATCATTACCAATATTTAATGGTAAATTCTTTGGTATTTCTGTAAGTAGTGGTTCTGATGGATTAAAATTAGATGTAAGACAATCTGAAAAGGAAAGGACGATATTTCAACAATCAGTTAGTGCATCTGCAACGACCATGTGGAATAATGGTTCTACTATATATTTAGGAAACGATTATATTGGTAGTGTGGATGAATTTCGTTTATGGTCTGATGTATTAAATACCGATAGATTCTATGAGCACGTTTCATTCCCTGAAATGATTAATGGTAATCATACTTCATCTTCAACAGATGATTTATATTTCCGTTTAGATTTTGAATATCCAAAGAATTTAAATTCATTTACATATTTACCAAATGTAGATACAAACACTTATTTTAGTGGTTCTTTAACGAGAAATCATTATGAAAGTGGTAGTACTGCTCCACTATATTCGGAAAATCCATCACCTTTATTATTTGCAACTGCAAGTGGATTCATATCAATAACATCATATCCATATCAGTTTGAAGCAATAGATAGAACCATTGTATTAGAAATTCCAGATGCTGGTTCTTCGAGGTATTCTACTAATAAAGTTAGATTTGAAGAACAAACTTTGGTTTCAGACCTATCTTCAAAAAGTAGAGCTACTAAAAAAGCATTTGACCAATCTCCAGTTGATTCTAATAGAGTTGGATTATTCTTTTCACCTACAAAAGAATTAAATATTGATATTGCTAAATCATTTGGTGGAATCAATTTAGATAATTACATTGGTGACCCATCTGATGATTATAAATCAAATTATAGTAGATTGGATTCATTAAGAAATTACTATTTTAAAAGATTTGATAATAGAGACATTTATGCATACATCAACTTAATCAAACTATATGAGAAATCTATGTTTGAAGATATTAAGAAGATGTTACCTGCAAGAGTTAAAGCAACTACTGGTTTATTAATTGAACCACATATTTTAGAAAGAAGTAAAATAGCAAGAAAAAGACCTACCGGAGATGAATATCAAGAAGAAGTTGTAATACATTATGAAGATACAACTATAATGACTTCTGAAAATAATCAATATGATAGTTTAGTGAATGCAGATTTGTCAGAAAATTTAATTGGTGAAAATAATCAATATGATGTCACAATATATACCTCTTCGGTTGATAGTATAATTGCAAATAATTATCAATACGATGGTTTAATTCCAACAGCCGATACAACATTAACAAATGCAGAGAATTATCAAAAAGAAGTTGTAATTAGTGCAGGATTAGATACAGGAAGTATTTTGACCGAAATTGACATTTATGATATTAACACTATTGTTGGCCAATCTGATTATGAAAATATTGGATTTGGTATATATGCACAAAGTGGTTCTGCTATTAGAACTTATTTTGATAAAGACAATAGAAGAGTCAAAGAAAGAATTAGAGTTCAATTGGTAACGGAACAAAAAGAAAGAATTATAACTAAATTTGCTGTAACTGCATCTGCAAATGGATTAGGTGACCCTCGTGGTGGATATGTTTCAGATATACAAACATATACTGAAACTAAATTAAATATTCAACCATTTAGTGGTTCAATACCACCTACAATTGGTGGAAATATTATAGAAGTTAAAAATGTTAGTGGATATTTACCTACACATAATAAATTTACTTCAGATTTAACAACTGGATTAAAAAATTCTTTCTACAATGGTTGTAGATATAAATCATTTGTTGATAAGAATGGGCGTACTATTTGGAATACCATTGATGGAGCATCTCCAATTGAAACATTTGTATCTAATCCAAACACATTGACAGTAAATAGAACAGGTAGAAATACTGCTGAACCAATTTTGGAAGTAGAATAACGGAATTTGAAAATTATTATATTTATAAACAAAGATTTAATACAATACTATGGGATATTTAAGTAATACCGAATTAACAGTTGATGCTATCTTAACAAAAAAAGGTAGAGAAAAATTAGCAGCTGGACA